CGTCTTCGAAAGCCTTGGGGATGGCTTGCGTGGCGGCGATGTAATCGTTGGTGGCTTTTTGCGCGGCGGTCTTTTTCTCGCCAGCACGCCGTCCACGGTGTTGCCAGCGGGTGCGCCGGGCTTGATCAGCACGATCTGGTTTTCGCCGGGGATTTCCATCGTCGCCACTTCGCCGCTGCCGTTTTCGGTGTAGTCGGCGCACCAGGCTTGCAGGGTGCTTTCAAGCTGCAAGCCCTCCCAGTAGGCTTTGTCTTTTTGCAGCTTCGTTTGCTCGTCCACCAGCGCATCCAGGGCCAGTTGCAGCGGGGCGGTTTTCTTCTTCGCCTCCACCAGCGCCGTAGCGGCTTTGGTCTGCTCTGACAGCGCCTCTTTGGCGGCATCCTGCGCGGCTGTGTAGGCGGCCTCTGCGGCGGTCAGCGCGTCCTGCGCGGCCTTTCTTTCTTCGGGCGTGGCCGTGGCCGAGGCGGCCAAATTCTCGACCGCATCCATTGCGCTGCTCACGTCTTCGAAAGCCTTGGGGATGGCTTGCGTGGCGGCGATGTAATCGTTGGTGGCTTTTTGCGCGGCGGTCTTTTTCTCGGCCTCTGCGGCCTTGGCTGCATCCAGCTTGGTCTGCGCTTCGGTGATTTTCGTCGCCAGCTCGGTGAGGTGCTGGGCAAGCGCCGCCACCGTCGCATCGCGCGTGGCCGTGCCGTAATCCATCTTGATGGTGTAGTTGCCCTTGTCACCCCCGCCCACAATCGTTGCCTTGCCCATGATCAGCTTCCCACGTCCATGTAACTGTCAAACCCGCTCGGTGCGTAGTAATTGATGTATGACACGATGAATGGCACACCGTCCACAAACGCGCGATGGCCGGGGCGCAGCAGCCAGTCCACGGCGCAGCGTGCGCGGTAGTTGCTGGCGCCGCTGGAAATCGACCGTACGCCCGTCAAGGCCCGGTCATAGATGGCGGGCGGGTTGGCGTTGGCGGCGAAGGCTGTGCTGTACCCGCTCAGCGTGCAGGTGTGGCGCAGCGGCCCCCGGTCAAACTGCGCCTGCTCTGCGGGGGCGCGGGCCATTTCTTGCTCTAGGGCCATGCCGCTGGGCAGCACCGCGCGGCGCGAAACGACAAACTCGGTGGCCGCATTGATGGCGCTTTGCCACACGGTGCAGGCGGGGATGACGCACTGCACGTAATTGCTGCTGCCGGTTTGCAGCGTAGCCTGCCAGCTGCTGATGGGCACGCGCACGGTGCCCATTGGCGTGATCAGGTCCATCACGTACAGCGTGACGGCATCGCCAAGGCCCACGGTGAAGTCGTGGTAGGCCAGCACACCTGCCTGCCCCAGCACCGACGGCGCGCTGGCCGTGGCCAGAATGGGGATGCGGGCGACCACCGATGCGGCACCCAGCGGGCCAGATGCCGCAGCCCGCGCCACAGCGACCAGTTGCCCCAGTGCAGCACCTGCACCCAGCGGGCCAGCTGTGGCAACCCGTGCCGCGCCTACAGCCCGTGTCAGCGCAAGCGGTGTCCCGAGGGGTGTGGCCGCTGCTGCGCGGGCAAAGAAGTTTTCGCCGCTGGCCGCAAGGATGGCGGGGGCACCCAGGGGCGATGCGGCATAGGCCCAGGCTTGGCGGATGGATGCGGCCAGTGCGGCAGGGGCGCCGAGTGGCGTGGGGGCTGATGCGTGGGCTTGTGGTGGTGTAGCGGTATTTGGAAACGGCTCGGTCGGCGGCGTGAAGTTGGCGGTGTAGCGGGCCACGCCTTTGGTGATGCGGACTTCGTCAAGCCGCCCGTTAAGCCGGTTCGTTGCATAAGCGCCCAACTGCCCAATGCCCAGCACAGAAGCGCTATCGGCCACGCTGGTATAAGCCCCCGACACCTCAAGAACGCCGTTCACGAATAGACGCGCGGTTGCCCCGTCGCCTGTAAGTGCTACGTGGTAGCGAGGCCCTGCAGTGACCGCAGTCGTTCCAAACAGTGTCGGGAATGACCCGCCGCCATTGGCAACGATGACGTTGCTGCTGTTTTTCTGCACCTGCCAGCCAAGGTCTGTGCTGCCACTGTCTGACTGCCCGATTATTCGCTGTATCCCCGACACAGAGGCAAACCGAACAAATAACTCGACGGTAAACAGGCCCGAGCCAAACGCCCAGTCGGCAGAATCAGCGATCTGCAGGTAGGCGTTGCTGCCATCAAACAAACCGCTACCGGAGCCAAAAATCGGGTCTGCAGTGCTGATCTGTGCGCCGCCATATGCGGTAACCGTCTTTGGCGTTGGCGAATTGTCAGTAAACGTGGTGCTGCCATTCGCACCATCCATGTGCAGCAGCAGCGCTACCTTCGCATAATCCGGATCAAACGCCACGCCCTACCCCTCAACCAACCGTAGCCGACAGCACTTCCACCGGCCCGCCCGCCACGATGGACAGCGAGTTGATGACGATCTTCACGGAGACAGCAGCACTGCCGGCCTGCGCGGGCAGGCTCAGATGCACCAGGCCAGCCGAGTCGCAAAACTCGCCATAGGCTGCGGTGCCGGTGGCGTCGGCGCTCTCATCGCGGCCTGCCATCGTGATGGTGAGCTGGCCGGTGGTGCCGTTGACGGTGCCGCAGGGGTCGGTGAGTGGGATGGTGGCCAGCAGCACATCGGCAGCGTCGCGGATTTTGATACTGCCGCCTGCGGTACCGGCGTCAATCAGGTCTTTGAAAGCGGTGTGGGCCGCAACCAGGGCGGCGGCGGAATAGGTGGCTACGGATGGGACGGCCATGGTTTTTTCTCCTGAGAACTAGTTGAGCTTGTCCACGACAAGCAGGTAAAGCGATGACTCTTTGACGCCGGGGCGGTACACCTCCAGCCCGGCCAGGTAGAAGCCCTCCGGGGTGGCTACATGCACGCGGGCGTACAGCTCCACCAGGCGCTTGACGGCGGCCTCTTGGGCGCTGCTTTTGGGCTGCCAGCGCAACTGGATCGTGCGGTCGGCTTCGGAATAGCCGAAGTCGTTGAACACCGCCCCGCCATCCAGCGTGGCGATGCGGTTCATGCGGCGGCGGGTTTCGCCCAGGTCCTGATCGGGCATGGCGTCAATCGTGACGGTGCCCAGCGGGTCGAATTCAATGGGGGAAAGGGTCACGCGCATGTCAGGCCCCCAGCAGCATCTTCAGGCCGTCTTTGTTGACCTTGATCTGGATGGCGCGCAGGATTTCCCACATGAAGGCTTCGAGGTGCGGCTTGAGGCCCGCGCCGTCGATTTTTATCAGGCCGTCGCCTTTGAGCAGGGCGTCGGTCTGCGCGTTCATCTGGGCAATTTGCGCCTCGGTCAGTTTTTTCTGCAGATCGAAAGCTTCCTGGCGCAGCTTGTTTTCTTTCTCAATCTGGTCTTTGATCATGCTGATGGCGGACCAGTCCATGCTGCTGAAATCCTTCAGCTGGCCGAACAGGCTGGAAAGCACGTCGCCGGTGCTTGTGATGGTGGTGCCGATGGATTCAAACGCGGCCACGGTCTTTTTGGCGTCCGCCTCGATCTGCGCCGTCATGATTTTTGTCTGGCTCTCGATCATTTTCAGTTTTTCCTGAAAATTCATCTTGGCGATTTCTTCGTTCCATCGGCGCGTGGCGTCCTCGACCTTCTTCGTTTCGTCCGCAATGGCCTTGGTGGCCGTGCTGCCCTTGGTCACGGCCTGCTCGTAGCCGATGATCTTGCCGGTCGCTTCGTCAATGATGGTCTTGACGCCGGCAATGCCACGGCTGGCGGTGCCGGTAGCCTCGGCCAGTTTTTGCGACCCTGCGGCGGCTTTCTCGCTGGCGGCAAAGGTGGCCAGCATGGCGGCGTTGGCGGCCTGAAACGGGTCTTTGCTGTCTTCTACAGCCTTTCCGGCGGTGGTGACAGACTCGCCCAGCTTGTCCACGCCGTCGGTGGCGGTTTGCGCTTTCGCACCGAACTTTTCCGCCTCGTTGCCGCCGTTGATCAGCTCGTAAATCCATGTGCCCAGGCTGTTTTCGCTGCCCGAGAGTTTGGTCACCAGCTTATCGATGGGGTCCACCAGAGTCGTGCCCACGGCATAGCCGGCCACGCCCGCCGCAGCGACCAGGCCGGCAGAGCCCAGGGCCGCAGCCAGCCCGCCCGCGCCCGTGGCGGCCCCGGCCATGGCGCCCACCAGTCCGGCGCCCTGCTTGGCCACAAGAATACTGACCAGCGCTTCCAGGGCGGGCAGCAGGCTGTTCAATCCTCCGGCCAGCATGTTCGCCTGCGTGACAAAGCCGGCCATCTCGCCGGCGGTTTTGAAAATGCCGCTGTCCATATCGCTCAAGCCGCTGCCCACGCTCACCAGCGTGTCAAACAGGGGTTTGAAGCTGTCGATCACACCGGACACGTAGCTGCTCAAACCGAGGAAGGCCGCGCCCACCAGTTCAATGGCGCTTTGCAGCCCTTCAACGGTGCTCAGGTCGATATTGCCGAACAAGTCCTTGATGGATTGCACCACAACATCAATGCCGCGCGTGAAGCCGCTGAAGTCTGCGCCCTCCAATGCGGCGGGCAGGTTCTTGGCCACCGTTTCCAGCGTCGTCTTGAGCTGGCCCATCAGGCCCTCGACATAATCCACCAGCGTGCCCAGCGATCCCTCTTTGACGCTGGCGCCCATCGCATTGAAGATGGCGGCGATGGCATTGGCGATGCCGCCGAACTCATCGAGCAGGGGCGTGCCGATGCGCACGAAAAGCGCGGTCAGTGAGTTGCCCACTTTGGCGGTGGCCACATCGATGCTGTCGGTCATCTTGGCAAAGGCCGCATCGACCGAGCCCGTCGAATCGCCCATGGCCAGGATGGATGCAGCGAACTTTTCCGCCTGCGGCCCGGCCAAAGTGGCGGCAGCGGTGAAGCCGCCAATGTCACCAAACAGGATCTTCATCTTGTCCGCGCTGCCGCCGGTTTTCTCGGCGACTTGCTGCAGGATGCCGGCCAGCCCATTGGCCTTGAGTCCGGAGGCGTTGAACTCGATGCCCAGCTCAGCAGCCAGGTCTCGGGCCTGCCCACTGGGGCTGATGATGTTGCTGATGGCGCCGCGCAGGTACTCAATCGACTCTGCCGGCTTGATGCCGCTGGCGGTCAGGGTGGCAATCGCCGCGCCCACTTCTTCCAGGCTGACGCCGGAGATTTTGGCAATGGGGGCGACTTTGGCGAAGCTGTTCGCCAGGTCGGTCATGCTGATGTCGCCCTCGTCAATGACCTTGAAGAACAGGTCAGACAGGCGGCCCGCGTCGGTGATCTCCATGCCGTAGCTGTTCAGCGTGGAAACCAGCACTTTGGTCGTGCCGTCCAAGTCCGAGCGCGTGGCAACCGCCAGTTTTTCAGCGGTGGCGATCAGGGCCAGCGAGTCGGCCCAGTCCACGCCCGAGCCGATGGCGTTGCCCAGTGCTGTGGTGATCTTCTCCAGCGGCTGCGTGCTGGTGGATGCGTAATCGAGGATGGCATTCTTGAAGCCGTCGAGGTCTTCGGCAGAGGCATCAATGATGGTGCTGATCTGGCGAAACGCACTGTCAAAGTCGCCCGCCGCGTTGACCGAGAAAGCCACCGCCGCCACACCGGCGGCCAGGATGCCGGCCTCCAGCTTCACGGCCGCCATGGTCAGGTCTGCCACGGGCTGCGTGGCGCTCTTGACAGAGCCGGCAAAGCCGCTGACGTTCGTCAGGGCCGATTGCACGGCGGCGCCGGTCTTGTCAACCCCGTTGAATACCAGCTCGATGACTTTTTGCGCGTCTGCTGCCACGGTTTATCCTTGCTTTTGGCGCTCTGCGCGCTCTGCGTAATACAGGCCCCAGATGCTGATCTCGGTGTCGGTCAAATACCCTTCGGGGAACACATCGGGCCGCGCTTCAAACAAAAACCGCCCGCGCTCTGCGCAAAGCAACACGGCCGTTCTCAGGCCGTGGTCTTTCCAGAGCGCTTGGGCTTTCCCAGCACTGCCCCTTGGCCGGTCAGGGTCAGCACCTTGTTGGTGAGGTCATAGAAAACCGTGGGGAAGGCTTCGGCCAGCTTCACAGCCACATCGCGGTTTTCGGTGCCGAGGGCGGGCGATACGCTACCCGCCGCCAGCAGCTCGATGCGGTAGCTGATGTTTTGCGGCACATCGTCATCCCCCAGGCCGAAGGCTTTGCGAATCTGCGCGGCCTTGTCGCCGTCGCCGGCCATGGCTTCCACCAGGGCTTTGACGGTGTCCAGGCCCTCTTCGCTGGCTTGCTTGGCCCGGCCAAGTTCGGCGGCGGTGAGGCCGCGCACGGTCCATGCAGGCTTTTCGCCGTCGTCAAACAGCACGCCCGCCAGCTCAGGCACTTCCACCTCCAGCTGGCGCGGCGCCAGGGCCGCACTGAGGAATCGTTGCAGATTCATGGCCCGCCTTTAAGCCGACACGTCCACGGTCTGCACGTTCGGGGTCAGCGTGCAAGCTGCCGAGAAATTGCCACCGCCAGCCGGGAAGGTGCGCGAGACACCCAGCACGCCCTGCGTGAGTTGCTTGGGCATGGTCTTGTCGCGGTCTGGGCGGAATTCGACCCAGATCGTCTTGCCGCGCTGCGCGAGGAAAGAATCGGTAATTCCGTCTTTGAGCATGGCCGTGAACGACGCCTGCCCCAGCGAAGACGCTGCCGAGCCCACAGGGCCATCGTAGGTGTCGGTGCTGGTGATCGAGTAGGTCGATTCAGCGGGCACCCAGTCGGCTGTCTGCGGGATGGGGGCAAACATGGGCGTGGCGCCCTTGATGTACACCTTCTTCGGGACGTTGCCGGTATGGATGGTTTGCAGCGCAGCAGCAAAAGTGACTTCGCCGGTAGCGTAGTTCAACGCATAAACGGGGTAGTCCGAGCGCTCGACATGCAGGCCGGGAACGGCATAAATCTGGCCGGTGGTGACCACGGCGCTGGCGCTGGTGACGGTGCGCACCTGGCCGATTTCGATAGAGCCGACAGGAATGAAGGGCGGGCCGCCTGCAGCGCCGCGCACTTCGGAAAATGCGGTGGTGGCGCCGTCCGTGCCTGCCACGGCAGCCAATGCGCCGGTGGCGTCCACGGTGATGGAGTTGACCTTGGAGACGTTGGTAGCAGCGCGGGTGATGGTGACAGCCGCAGCGGCGACAGCCACCACGCCCGATGCATCTGCTGTGGCAGCTCCGGCCATGCTGGCGGTGAGCGCGGCCACGGTGACCTTGTTGGCATCGGTGTGTGGCGTGATCGCGCCGCCGGTCATCAGGCCGTAGGGGGCGACCACGGATTCAAAGCCTGCGGCGTTGCTGATCGGGAAAAACGAGGCCGAGAATACCGTGGCGTCGCCGCCGTTGGTCATGGCTTCGAACGGGTAGGCGGTCTGGCCGGCCTCGTAGCGGATGATGGGGGAGCCCATGGTTTTCTCCTTAAAAAATCAATCAGTCAAAAACACCGGGCAGCGCAAGCGGGTTGCCGGCCAGGTGCTGGTAGGTCACGGTGAAAAAAGCCTGTGCGGTGATCACGGCGCCAGCGCCTTCGGTCTGGATGCCGCAGCCGGTGTAGGTCAGCCCGTGGGCCAGGCCGCCAAAGGTGGAATCGGCAAACATGCGTTGCACCAGCAGCGTGACGGCGGCATGGGCCTGCGTGCGCCGGGCCGCCTTGCTGGTGCTGATGGCTTTCTCAGCGCGCGCCAGCGTCACTGGCATGCTGTTGGTGGTAATGCCGTACTGGTTGGTGGTGGCCTGGTCGTCGCCATCGGCCACCACAGTGACGGGCAATTCATCGTCCACAGCGATGTATTCGCCGTATTCGGCCTGTGCGGCAGTTGTGATGGCGGCCAGCAGGCGCTCACGAATGGAATCAGCCATCGATAGGCTCCGGTGGGTGCATCTTGACGAGGATGTAGCGCATGGCGTCGGCCATCTGGCGCGTGAGTTCGTCGCTGGCTTCTGGCGTGATGTCGCCGCGCACGGTGCTGAAAACCTGCGACAGTGACGGGCCGTGCAACACCTCGATGTCGTTGCGGTATCGGCTGTTGCGCCGGGCAATACCCAGGGCGCGCGAGTCTTTGAGCACGATGTAAAACGGCTTGTCGCCGCTGGCGCCGGGGCTGACGGTTTTGGTTTCGCCGGCTGGCTTGACCTTGACGCGGATGCCGCTGGCGGGTTCTTCGGGCGGCTTGAGCCAGCGGATACCGTCGCTGGCCACCTGGCTATCCGTGCTGAACTTGGACAGCAGCAGGCCCCGGCTGGGGGTGCGGATGGCGGCCGACAAATTGGAGCGCGTGGCCTTGCGGATCGTCAGCTTGTCTTTGACATAGCTGGCCTGCAGGCGCACCTGCTCGCGTATCTTGACGCTGCCCAGTGTTCGTACCTTGGGCGTGGTCTTGTTGATGGCAATGCGCAGCGCGTCGGTGGTGTTGCCCCCGACAAATTCAAACAGGCTGATGGCTTCGGCCAGCTGCGCCTGATCGACTTCAATGGCGAACGATGGCGCGGTCATGCGGCCACCGCCTTGTGCTCGATGCCGTCGCTGCTCAGGACGGAATCGACCGTGAGCACTTCGCCGGATGCGAGGGTGAATGTCTCGGTGCGCCGGGGCGGCGTGGCCAACTCAGACAGGCGCACGTTGATCACGATGGACTTGCCTTGCACGGCGGCGACTTGGCCGTATTGCGCCAGGTTGCGCTCCACCACCACCGTGACAGGCAGGGGGTTGCCCTGCTTGTCGGTGTAGGTGGCGGGCTCGCCAAACCGGGAATACACCCGGCTGACGCCGCTGGCAACGATGGACGCAAAGGAGGCCATGCCGGTTTACGCGTTAAGCGGCGGTTGCGACAAACTGGCCGAGCTTGACCAGCACGGTTGCGCTGGGGTTGGCAGC